GCGGCCAGCACCTTGTTGCGCGCGGCCTCGCTCTCCTTGCGCTCGGCGTCCGTCTGGACCGAGAACATGCCGCCCGAGCTGAAGGCGCCCGTCGCGGCGGACACTTCGCCGAACGCGCCGGCCGTCTCCGCACGGTAGGCGATGGACTCGGCCACGCCGGCGCCAACGCCGCGGAAGGGGGCCGACAGCGCGCCGCGCCAGAAGCCGGGCTTCTCCACCGGCTTCGGCAGCGCCGGCCGCTGCACCAGGTCGTCGAGCGCCTTGTCGGTGCCCTCTTGGAACATCGCGTCAATCACGGCTTCACCTTGATCGTGATCCGCTGGCCCTGGGCGTTCGTGATGACCGATGACCCGGTGCGGACGTTGTAGAGGCCTTGGCCGGCGTGCACGAGCTGCGCGTTCGGCAGGCTGCTGATGAAGTCGGCGAGGGGAATCGGCTTGAGGCCCGAGAACACCGTGCCGCCCGGCGCCTGCCCGGCCAGGTCCTGCGGCGTGATGGCCTTGATCGCCTTGTCGAAGTCGGGCTCGCGCATGCCAGCCGGCAGCGGCACCTTGGAGCCGTTGCGGTCGATGATGCCGCCGGTGGCCAGGCGCACGGCGTTGTCCAGCGTCGCGCTGCCGTCGCTCTCGGCCATCCGGCCGCTGTAGATCAGGAAGGCGGCATTGACGGCAGCATCCTCGACCTGGCGGTTGCTGTAGGCGCCACGGATCTGCTTGGCAATCTCCGCGCGCCAGCCGGTCTCCTTCATCTCGTCGGGCTTCACGAGCTTGTCCTTGATGGCCTGCTCGCCGCGCAGCACCAGCTCGGCGACGTGCCGGCCGTCGTTCGTCTGCGAGTTGGCATACATCATGACCAGCCCGAGCGTGCCGTCCTTGTCGCCCATCTGCTTGGCCAGCGCCGCCACGCGCTCCGAGTCGCCGACGGACGCGCCCAGTTTCGCGAGCAGGCTGGTGGCCTGATCGATGGGCAGGGACCGCACCATCTTGCCGACCTGCTCCACCTCCTGCGGCTGCAGCGGCGAGACCTTCTTGCCGCCCCAGGCCTCGATGGTGCCGATGGTCTTCATGCGATCGCTGACGATGGCCAGCGTTTCGCTCGGGTTGCTGGGGTTGATCTCGCCCGCGTGCTGGATGACGCCGGCACTCTGCGCCGCGACCCACGGGTTTTCGGTGAACTGTTCGCGAAGCTTGGCGTCGATCGCCTCAGCAGACTTCAGCAGCTTCTCGCCCAGCGGGTCCGTGCCGACGCCTGGCGTTGCGCGCTCGGCCCGCCAGCTCTCCAGCGTTGCCGTGCGCGCGCTGGCCGGCTGCGTGGCGAAGCCGGCGACCTTGGCCTGTGAGCCGATCAGCGCCAGCACCTGGGGCGCCAGGTCCGTGCCCTCGGCCGCCGTCGTCATCTCCTTGATGAACTCGGGCGAGAACTGAGCGCCGGACAGGGCCAGGTCGCTGCCCTTGTTGAAGACGTCGACCGCCTCGTTGTAGTGCTTGCGTTCTTCCTCTGCAGCGCGGTTCGCCGCGGCGGCATGCTTGGCGAGGATGTTCTGCTGATAGCCGAACAGCTGGTGGTCGAGCGTGACGCGCTTGACCGGGTCCATCTTCTCGCCGAGATCGCCGGCCATCTGGTCGCGCACGCGCTGGATGCCGGCCACGTCGCCCTGGGTGAAGGCGCCGGTGCCTGCCGAGTCGAAGAAGGCGTAGTGCGCGCCCTCGCTGAACGCCTGCTTCTTCTTCGCGGCGATCTCTGGCGACCAGCCGGCCGCGCCGGCGCTGAAGTCCACCATCGCGCCGTATTTCTCGCTGGCCCAGGCGGGGCCCTGGCGCATGCCCTCGCGCGCAACCTGCTCGCCGAACTGGTCAATCGTTGCGCCGGTCTCGCTCTGCTTTCGGCGCAGCACCACGCCGCTGAGGCTGCGACCCAGGGCCCCGCTCGTGGTCTCGATGTTGTCGTCGATCATGGCCCGCTGCTCGGGCGTGAGGTGGCTCGTCAGGTCCGTGCGAACCTCAGACGTGCGCTTCTGCATGAACGGGCCGACGTCGTCGATAGGCATGCTGCCGTCGGAGACACCGCGGGCGGCCTCGTCATGGGCATCGTGCAGCGCGTTGTTGACCTTGGCCAGCGCCAGGGATGCGGTAGCGCGCTGGGCAACCTCGTCGCGATGGCGCTGCAGCGCCGCCTGGTGGTCAATGGCGCCCTGCTGCTGCTGGATGGCGCCTTGGGCCGCGTCGCCGATGGGGTCGCCTTGAGCGATGCGAGGCGCTGGCCCGGCGTCAGCGACGCGTTGCCCGAAGTTGCCAATGGGGATGGTTGCCATGGATCAATCGCCTCCGCTTCCGTACTTGCCCCACCAATCGAGGCCGTTGGTTTTCACGCCTGAGCTGAACATGCTCGCGTCGTTCGTGCCGTTGGCGCCGCGCAGGTCGGTCGCGCCGCCAGTCTTCCAGCCGCTCACCCCCTTGCCGAAGCTGCTCATCGCCGAGCTGACGGCGCCGACGTAGGCAGAGGTTGCACGCTGCTCGCCGCCGAGCTTGGCCGCCACGCCATCCAGCCGCATGCCGCGGCCGCGCCGGTTGCCTTCGAGGATGGCCTGGTAGGCATCGTGCTCGACGCCCTGCTCGATCTGGCCCTCGGTCGTGAGCGCGCTGCCCTCGCCCACCTTCACGCCGGCTGCCGCGTAGGCCGCATTCGCAGCGCCCACAGTGCGCTGGCCAGCGCGGCGGATGATGGCCGCCATGCTCTGGCCGTTGGCCTCTTCAATGCCGGCCTGATAGTTGAGCGCCTGCTGCTGGGCGCCGCCCTGCTCCTTGGCCAGCTTGCCCTTCTGGTAGCCGCTGTAGAGGTTGGTGACCGCCATCGCGGCGTTGACATAGGCCATCTGGCTATCCCTCGTTGATGGTGACTTTGCGCACCACCGCCAGCACATGCTGGGGCAGCGGCAGTTTCTGGGTGATCGTGATCTCGCTGCGGCCGCGCTCCCAGCCCAGCGCCTCGATGCGCTTGATGCCGCTGAAGGGCATCGGCACCTGGTCGAGGATGTTGTTGCCGAACTGCTTGAACGAGAGGTCGCCGATCTTCTCGCCGTCGCCGTCGTACACCTCGGCGCACATGCTGTCGAGGAAGCGGACGCTGATCTCGCCGCACCGCATGCTGTTGCCCTGCGCGGTGCCGGCGCCGCCGTTGAACTCTGGCGAGAGCAGGGTCTGGTAGCTGTCGAAGTGCAGGCCGATCAGCGTGCGGTAGCTCTTGCGGGTCAGCGTGACGGTGCCGGTGTTGCTCACGACCTGCTGCGGCTGCACAGCCCCGTCGGCGACGATGTCGACCGTCTTGCCGATCAGGTGCGGCACGTTGAACACCGTCTGGCCGGCCGCGTTGTCGAAGTCCAGGCCGCTGTCCACGGTATAGCCGTAGACCACGGGCGCGGAGATGGGCGGGAAGGCATCAGGGTCGACGGGCCCCGGCAGCAGCGGCTCGAAGGTGTCGTTCATGATCTCGTTGTAGCGAACGATGCTTCCGTTCACGCTGCGGCGCACGGTGAGCCAGAGCTCGTCGCGGTCGCCGTCAGCGCTCGGGATGCACGCGACCGACTCGACCGCACCCTCGGTGTAGTGCGGCGCCCAGGCTGTGACGCCGACCACCGGGTCCCGATTGAACGTGCAGCTCAGCAGCACGCCGTCGGCGCGCACACCCCACAGGATGAAGTCCGGCTCCTGCTGGTAGGCCAGCTCAGTGATGCCGCCGAGCGTCAAGTGCTCGGCCAGCACCGCGATGTCTGGCGACACATAGCCGTCCTTGGCGTAGTCGTAGGAGAGCGTCCGCACCTTGCGGCCGGACCGCTGCACAAAGACCGACTCCTTGCCCACCAGCACCGGCCGCACGCCCTTGCAGCCGAGGGCCGACTCCGGCCGGATGCGCACGTTCGTCGGCGTGATCGGCTTCTCGATGCCGCCCTGCAGGCTGAACTCGCCGCCGTAGGTGTTGACGATGAGCGTGCGCAGCGACGACACGTAGGCGATGGGGTCGACGTCGTCGCTGGCCAGCGTGAAGCTGAAGCTGTCGTCGTCGTTCGTGCCCTTGGTGAAGTCCAGGTACTCACCGGTGCGGCTGCCCCAGATCGTGAGCGGCAGCTTCGTCGAACCCGCGGCAATCAGGCGCTGCTCGTGCAGCGTCACCGTGCGCGGGTAGCCGTTGGCCGCCGACCAGACCGAGGACTCCAGCGTCCAGCTCAGCGCCGGCGCCGCGACCGTGCTGGACATGGCGGTCAGGATCGTGGCCTTGACGTTGGAGGCCGAGACGAAGCTGGTGATCTTCAGCAGCCCGCCGTTGAGCGTGACAAACTTGCCCACGTCCTCGGCCCGCCAGGCGCTGTCGGTGATGCCGTAGCCGCCCAGGGCATAGGTGGTGCTGATGAAGTCGCTGGTGGTCGTGCCGGTGCACGTCGTCGGCGTCGAATAGGTGAGCGTCACCTCGCCGCTGTCGGCATAGAGCACCTTCCCGCTGTCGGCCGGCGCGAACACGGCGGCGCTGGCCGTGATGGTGATGGCGCCAGTCTTGGCCGAGAGCGTCAGGTTTGCGGCACGGGACAGGCCTGCGTGCAGGTCGATGGACGATGCCACCGGGTCCTTGGCCGACGGCTTGAGCAGTGCCTGGGGCGACACGTCCAGTGTCCACGCGCCCGAGGCCAGCGCTGTGCTGGCGAAGGCGATGACGATGGTCACGGTCAACACGGTCGCGCTGGTGTAGCCAGTGACGGTGGCCAGGCCTGCGCCGCTCACCAGGGCCCGGCCCACGTCGCTCGGAAGGAAGACGCCCGAGGCCGCAGTCAGCGTGCGGCCGGCGCCCACGGTGGCCAGGCTGAGCGTGGCATTCGACGCCAGCGCATGGCCCTGCTCGGCGAAAGGCGTCACAAGGAAAGGCGCGTCGCTCAGGTCCCACGTCGTGTCGCCGAACCGGCGCAGGCGCTGAATGGGCACGCTGGGGTGCGAGATGAACATCGTGGACTCGCCCTTGACGTAGTCCAGATCGGGCAGCATGGCCTCGGTGTACGGCGTCACGAGCTCAACGCCAAGGTCAACCCCGCCGGCCTTGAAGATGCGCACGTAGAGGTCGCCGAACTCCAGCATGTAGGCCGCGTCGCGGCTGAACACGAAAGGGATCTTGCGCGTGCGCTTGGCGGCGTACTTGGCGGCCTTGCAGAAGCGCATGCCGCCGCGGCGCTTGCTGCCGCCATGGATGACCGGGTAGCAGTTGAACAGCGCCTTCGCGGCGTTGCCGTACTGGGGGATGTCGACCCGGCCATGCAGGCGCGGGCTGATCTCGCCGGTCGTGAAGTTGCTTTGTGGGTAGCTGACGCGAGCCATCAGCGGCCCCCGCGCCAGAAGCCAGCATTGCCGGTGCCGAAGCGCGACTGCAGCAGGGGCGAGTCCCCGAGTGCCTCCGGCGTGTCGTCCTGGCCGTCGACGCTGCGCGCGCGCTGCAGCACGCCGGCAACCGCTTGGTCGACCAGCTGCTCGAGCGACGTACTCTGCGTGATCGGGTAGGCCATGACCGCCTTCATCGCCATGGTCATGCCCATCACGAGCATGTCGTCCCAGGTGGCCGGGTTCTCGTTGCGCGAGACGTAGCGCAGCAGACACGGGTTGTCGTCGCTGAGCAGCTTGCCGGACTCGATCTTGAAGGTCGCCTCACAGCCGATCTCACCGACCGACAGCGTGCGCATGTAGTCGCTCGGCAGCGTGAACTGAAACGCGAAATCGAACCCCGGCGCCGCCGTGTCAGGCGACAGCGTCACGCGCTTGATGCAGCAGTTCCATGGGTGGGACCGCAGCACGTAGTTGCGCACCATCGGGAACAAGTTGGAGGCCAGCCGCGCCCGGTCGGTGTCGTCGTTCAGGTCGTTGATGGGGCGACCGCCCAGCATCAGCGATGCGTTGGAGCAGATCTGGACTGCGCTCGATCCCATTGGGCACCTCGGAATGAAAAAAGCGGGAGCCCGTGAAGGCCCCCGCTCAAGGAGAAAGCGCCCGGGGTGGGCGCGGAGACAACTCAGTCCTGCACGTAGGCGATCTTCAGGACGAACACCTGGTTGTTGGCGACCTGCGCGCCGGCGACCGTGCTCACGAGGGTGGCGTCGTCCAGCGTGCCGGCAAACAGGTTGCCGAGGTTGTTGCTGTCGTCCGTCGTCTCGTAGCCGCCGCCGTTGGTCGTGATGGCCAGGGTGGCCGTCGTCGCGGTGGCTGCGGCCGAGATGGTGCAGGTCTTGCCGACCTTGTCCACGGCCGTGATGTAGGCGCCCAGCGGGATGCCCGTGCCCGTGATGTTGTAGCCCACCTGGAAGGCGCCAACGGACACGAGGGTGGTGATCTGCGTCGAGCCGGTCGTGATGTTGCCGGTGCCCGTCTGCGAGATCGCAGAGGCCGTCAACGCGACCGAGCCAGCCGTGGTCACTGCCGTGGCGGCCAGGTGGCGCGCCGCGACGATGCTGTCGCCCATGTTCATGGTGCAGGAGGCCGTGCCCGTGGTCCAGCGCAGCTCGGACAGGTGCGGGATGATCCGCGCGCCGAGCGGCAGCTTGCCCCAGTAGATCTTGTCGGCGATGGCCGGCGCCGTGCCGCTGGCCGGCGCCTGGTACATGGCCTCGAAGTAGCGCAGGCGGCCGCCAAGCTTGTTGACCTTGCTGCGGTTCTGCACCGGCTGGCCGTAGTTCGGGCCGTTCTGCGTGGTGAGGATGTCGGAGTAGAAACTCGTCATGATGGTTCCTTGAAGTTGCGATCAGCCTTGGCTTACTCGAGGCAGGCGACTTCGACGACGCCCTCGTCCTCGATGCGGGCGGCGCCGATGCTCATGTCGGCGAAGACCTGCCACGCGTTGTTCTTGTCCGGCCGGCGATCGACGCTGGTGCTGATCTCCTGGCCGATGCCCAGGGCGATGCAGCTGCGCGACCAGGCCAGGCCGAAGCGGGTGGTGGCCGACACGTCGCGGTACAGGCGCTCGCTGCGGACGAACTTGAAGCCGAGGAACGTGTCGATCGAACCCTGCGACAGCGCCTTGACCGAGTTGTAGTCCACCGACTTGATTTCGGTCGTGCCGTACAGGTTCGTCAGCATCTTGCTGTTGACCACCATCACGCGCGCCGCCTGCTCGCTCGCCGACTGGCCGTCGGTGTCCATGCTGGCGTCGTCGTCCACCTCGTTGGTGTCGAGGATTTCCTTGGTGGCCAGCAGCTTCGCCAGCGTCAGCGACGTGCCGCCGACTGCGATCTTCTGCGTGGTGGGCAGCACCGCCAGGCCGGCGTTGTTGCGGGCGTTGCCGCGGGCCGCCGCGATGATCGTGTCGTCGATCTTGCGGTTGAGCGCGTTCATCGCCATCTTGGCGTAGCCGTTGACCGGGTCGGCCAGCAGGCGGATCTTGTCGAGCTTGTCGACCAGGTCGGCCCAGCCGGAGTCGGCCAGGTCGATCCAGCGGCGCGAGTGCGGCGTCTCGACGAACTTGGTGTCAGCGTGGCGCGACGTGATGTCGTAGGCCTCGGTCTTGCCCATGCGCTCGACGCTCTTGGACTGGCCGACGATGCCGGCCTCAAGCTGGCACCAGGGGCGCAGGCGGGAGACCTTCTGCTGATACAGCAGGCGGAAGTTGTTGCCGTACTGCTGGACGAAATTCTCGGGGATTTGGAAGCTCATGGAAGGCTCCTGAAGTTGAACGTTGGTTCGCCTTCAGGGTGTCCATTGCTGGGCCTGAGCTTCGCGGGGTCAGCACCGGCTGCAGTGCTGCCCAAACGGGCTATCTCGGGTGTCCGCTTGCCACAGCGGGCCGAATGGTCGCCATGGTAGGGAGCGGGGCTGGCGGGTTCCAGCCAGCCCCTGGAGCGCTCACGCGCTCTTGAAGGACATCGTTCGGTTGGGGCCACTCTCCCGAGTGCCGGTCATGCGAGCGGTCAGCGCGTCGACCTGGGCGCGCACTTGGTGGTGCTTGGGGTGTCGGTCGTTGAGGTAGGCCGGGTCAGCCATCAGCGCATCGAGATTCGTGCCGAGCTGCTCGGTGGCCCCTGCGGACGCCTGCGTGTCCTCGGCTAACTCGGCGCCCACCTTGGCCAGCATGCGCGCGATGACCGGGTCGTTGCCGTGCTTGGCCAGGAACGTGTCCAGCTCGGCCTGGTCATCGCAGTAGGCAGCCGCGGCGCGATAGGCGCGGCCCATCTGCTGGCTGTATTCCTGATCGGTCTTCCAGCCGTCGCGCTGCTTCAGCTCGGCCGTGCACATGGCCGCGTCCATCGCCGGCTGGGCTTCGCGGATCTTGACGCCGCGCTCCAGCAGCTCGCCGAGCGCCACGTCGACCTGGGCCTGCGTGAAGCCGGCCGCATGCAGCTTGCCGACGAAAGACTTCACGTCCTCGCTCTTGGCCAGGTCCTCGGCCTTGACGCGGTCCTTCAGCCCCTCTGGCACGTTGAGCGCGTACTTGTCGGCCGACTCGGGCGGCACGTCGCCGCTGCCGATCTTCTTCTCGGCGTGGCGGTAGGCGTCCGCGACCTTGCGGGCCGTGGCGTCGACGTCTAGCGTCGTGCCGTCCGCTTGGAAGACGCGGTGCTTTTCCGGTGCCCAGTCGTTGGGGCCAGGCGCTGCTGGTGCAGCTGCTGGCGGCGCCCCTGCAGGGCCAGCAGCAGGAGCGCTGGCTCCGGCAGACAGAGCGCTTGGCGCCGGAGCTGCCGGAGCTGCTGCCGATTGGCTGCCGTCACCGCCAGCCGCAGGAGCTGCTGCAGGTGCTGCGCCTGCGCCACCGCCACCTTCGCCGCCGCCCGACGAGCCATCGCCTTCAGGGGCGCGGAGAACACGGATCGAATGGAGAGCATGGAACCTCCGAATGTTCATGTGGACACCTCATGTTTTAAAAGGCCGGCATTAGCCGGCCGGTTGGGAAGCTGTGTCGTCAGTCGGTGGCGGCTCGTTGAGCTGCGCCATCTGGCTGAGGATGAAGCGCACCACCTCGCGGCGTGCTGCGCGGCGCTCGGTCTCGCGCTGGGCCTCGATGCCACCGGGGCAATACACGTTCACGTCGAAGAACCGCGCCGTCAGGTCCTGCAGCAGCAGCGCGCCCTCGCCGTTGCCGAACACGCGGGCGTACATGGCTGGGTCGGCTAGGCGGGCGTCTTGGGGCATTGGTGCACCGGCAGGGGCTTGGATTCAGGCCTGGTCTTCGTCCGGAGCGTAGGACACGAACTCGGCCTTGCCCTCTGCGATGGCCAGATCGGCGCAGTCGTTGGTGACCTTGACCGGCTCGGCGCCGGGTTCGAAGTGCTCGTCCCGGTCCT